CCGAAGTCGTGCGTCCTGTGAATATGAACTGCAATGATTTGCCGTTCTTCAAAGTCCGCTTTGTGACTAGATCCCGTGCAATTGTGTTTCGCTGGAATCCTTTGAACATCTCTCCTGAGAACAACTTTAATAGAAGCGCACGTCGCTGAGTAGTGTTAGCGACTGCGCCGTTATCTGCACCTGGAGCGGTTAAGGTTGCCGCTAGTGCAGAGTTCTGATGAGCCATTTTCTAGTTAATAATTTTTTGTATATAGCTTTCTCTGTACAGAAATTTTTTGATCATTGTTGTGGTCTATCCCACCGTCTAGACGGCAATAGGTATCCTCGTAAGGGCTAATGCCAATGAAAAGAGAGTCCGACTCTGAGGTGTTCTCTTCCCCTATTATTTTAGTTAATTGCCAGGTATTGCCTATTTGTGCTAGATGTATATAGTTAGTAGTTAATCTCAAATGGCTTCAATAACCATAAAAGTGAGCGCTAAGGCAGATGCCATGATCGCTACACTTCAAAAAGAAATCTTCAATCGTCGTCGTAAGAAAGTAACCGCTCAGGGTGTTGTAGAAACACTCGTTGAGAGTGGTGCCAAATCCCAGTCAGACAAACGCTACGCTGCTTCTTGGAAGAACCTTATTAAGGACATCGAAAAAGCAGCGAAGGTGTCTGAGGTACACGGCAACAAACCAGCAAACGTCAGTGCAGAAGAGTGGGCATTGATCATTTCTCACCGTTCTCGTAAAACCACAGTGAAGAAAGCAGCTCCTAAGAAAAGAGCTAAATCAACAAAAGTAGCTACTAAAAAAGTTGCTGCTAAGAAAGTTGCTGCTAAAAAGCCTGCAGCTAAAAAAGCAGTAGTGAAAAAGGTTGTTGCTAAGAAAGCAGCTCCAGCAAAAGCGAAAGCAAGACCTGCTAGACGTGCAAGAAGAGCGGCTGTTGCAGCTAAGTAGTTTTAGCTGAAGAGTCCTCTTCCTTTTCATCTACACCAGGGGGTTGTTGATCACTAGGATTAGTGTCAACGACCTCTTCTGGTTCAGGGGAATATCTGGTGACAAATGCTGTCGCCACTGAGCTTTGGTGTGCCATATCTAGAAACTAAATTTTGTTCCGATTTTTGTAGACCAATCGTTATCTGTATCTTCAGCTGTTAGTACAGAGACTTCTCCGTAGAAATCTAACCTCTTTGTAGCAGCAATATTGGCTCCAACTTTTCCAGAAAGTTGTGTATCTGAATCGGCACCATCTGCAGCAACGACTGCAGGTCCACCTTGTAGGTAATAATCAAAAGTATCGTTACCGCCTTCATAACCAATATGGAAATCAGTAGTACGACTTTTGTAGTCTGAACCTGTGTAACTCGCATTGGATTCGACATTCACATATGGTCCAGCGAAAGCAGGAGCAGTCACGAATAAGCTCGTAAGGGCTAGTGCTAATTTTTTCATTAAAGGTAATTAAATAGTTTTTGTTTTTGAGTAAGAAACGCCACGATACTTGTAAGTGAATTTCACAGTCATTGGAAAGCTCCAAGTACCAAGACCCCGTTCCATGCCTTGGTTTCATGCGTCCCATTAGGGGATGAACGGACGTGACGTTAAGCTAAATCGAGAGGGAAATTATGTGCGTTCCGTTCGTGCATTACTTCCATTCCTAAGTCGGCTCTGTTCAATACATCAGCCCACGTAGGGACGACTTTTCCGTTGGTATCGACAATCGACTGGTTGAAATTGAATCCATTGAGATTGAATGCCATTGTGGATATGCCCATTGAGGTAAGCCATATGCCAACAACAGGAAAAGCAGCAAGAAAGAAATGAAGAGAACGAGAGTTATTAAAACTCGCATATTGAAATATCAAACGACCGAAGTAACCATGAGCAGCAACGATGTTGTATGTCTCTTCCTCTTGTCCGAATTTGTATCCATAGTTTTGTGATTCATTTTCGGTTGTCTCTTTAATAATTGAGGAAGTAACGAGACTTCCGTGCATAGCAGCGAATAAAGATCCTCCGAATACCCCTGCCACACCGAGCATGTGGAACGGATGCATAAGAATATTGTGCTCAGCCTGAAACACAAACATGAAGTTGAAAGTACCTGATATACCTAGAGGCATACCGTCAGAGAATGAACCCTGACCAAATGGATAAACAAGAAAGACGGCGAAAGCCGCTGCGACTGGTGCTGAATAAGCAACGCAGATCCACGGTCTCATTCCTAATCGATAACTAAGTTCCCACTGCCTTCCTAAATAAGCTGCTATTCCTATTAGGAAGTGAAAGACAATTAGTTGATAAGGTCCTCCGTTGTATAACCATTCATCGAGATTTGCTGCTTCCCAAATGGGATAGAAATGCAAACCGATTGCGTTTGAACTTGGAACGACTGCTCCTGAAATTATGTTGTTTCCATAGAGCAGCGAACCTGCGACTGGTTCACGAATCCCGTCTATATCTACGGGAGGTGCAGCAATAAAAGCAATAATAAAAACTGTTGCTGCAGTTAGTAGTGCGGGAATCATCAGCACACCAAACCACCCCACATAGAGGCGGTTATCGGTGCTAGTAACCCAGTCGCCAAATCTATTCCAATTAGATTTTTCTAGGGTTATTGATGCCATTTAAAATAAGCCAGGGATAATATTTCCTGTGAAAAGGTAAGCGCCAAGAGCTGCTACGAAACCAAGCATTGCTAGTTGTCCGTTTACACGCTCAGCATTTTCAAAGTAATTTGTATCGATTACTTCTACTTGTGGTTCGTTTGCATAACGATTTAAGCGTCCACCTTGTTCAGTTGTAGTCATTGTTATTTAAAAAGTTTTACGGTGCCGAGGACGATGAATCGGGTCGGCACGACTATTTAGAATTGAATATCTGATCTATCTAGTTTCTGCATAATCTCCATGCGATATGCAGGATCGTTGTCATAGCGAACATCGCTCATTGCGGCGACTACTTCTGCCTGACTTCTAAATACATCACCAGATGTTTGAGCAGCCTTACCACTCAACATTCGACCCTCATATCCATTAGCGTTTTCGTATTGAGCTTTGAGTCCATTCACTGCTAATTGAATAGCTTCTGCATTCCCAGAATCACAGAGAGTATCGAATGCTTGGACAGTATTTTTAGGTAAGTTCTGCTCTGCCCATCCGATGAGATTTGCATATTCTTTTTCACCACCTGCAGAGTTCTTGATCGTATTCACTTCTGAATCTGTAAGGTCTGCAGCTTCTTGTTGTGGTGCAACTTGAGCAGCTTTTGATTGCATCTCCATATAGGCAGACACAAGTTCTTTACTACTCATGCTTTCAAACTTGCTTAGTGTCTCAGCTGCAAGTTCTCCTTTCTCATTGAACTCTGTACTCGCATCAACAATAAGTTGGGTGCTTGGAGAAAGTTCCTCAGATTCAGAGTCGTCCTCATTAGATTCCTCTGGTTCTGATTCACCTTTTTCTTCATCACTACCAAGCTTCTTTTGTAATTCGATATAAGCTTTTTCTAATTCCTCAGCATCCTTATATTTTCCTGCCAAGAGTTGCTCTTGTTCTGCTACTAGCTTCTCACCTACCTCTAGAGAATCTTGTTCATCTTCATTCAGATTTTCTCCAGTGGTAACGGTGTCAGTACCAGCATCATATGTAAGTGTTTCTGCCATTTTTATTCAGTAGGTGGTTCTGTAGGTTCTGTAGGTTCTTCGACTTCAGGTTGCTCTTCTCCAGCTCCCATCTGTTCTGCTATTTGAGGATTCTTAGAAGGATCCATCATTGGTGCGCTAGCTAATTTGCCAGCTTGTTTCATCAGTTCTTGTTGCTGAGCTGCTTCCTGTTGTGCTTGCATCTCTTGCTGCAATTGCTGATTCGTCTTCACAAGATTCAAGACATCAATACCTTGTGCAGCTGCTAGTCGTTTGATGTATTCACTTGGATCGACGTACCTCAGCAATGCTTCTGGTCCCATTGTTTGAGCAATGGTTCCAACGAATTGAGTAAGACTTTCTCTGTCCTGTCCTCTGCCGAGAGCGTTGACTCCAGCTACGATTTGAGGACGGATCATGTTCTTAGGAATCTTCGGTAGCTGATTGCTTCGCTGAAGAATGTGGAGAGTTCGATTGAGATACGGAACTAAGAACTCAACAGTGAGAAGACTGAACAGTCCTCCGAGTTGTTGTTCTAATTCCAACTGAGTAAGACGTACTTCTTCAGCTGTAACTCTTTCTGCCTGACGCATTTGCATTACTAAGAATGCATCACTAAGTCTTCTCTCGATAGCAGCAGCTTGTTCTGCAGCCGTTCTAAAATCTGCAGTCTTACCGACTTGAATTACGGCTACATCATCGGGTCGTCCTTGGACGATTGCTCCGTTACCTGCCTGACTGATCGTCTGTGGCTTTGTAGTTGAACTTGGGGATACCAGAAATAAAACTTTTGCTGCCACTGAAGCTCCTTCCGTGAGTGCTTGAGATAAAGCCTCTAATGATTTGAAGTCTCCAAGGAACTCTTCGACTCTTCCTCTTCCGTAGTCTTCTCCATCACAAGTATTGAATCTCAAGACCAACCAAGGACTTGTATTCTTTGGTGCTGTGCTTCTTGTATTTGGAATGATCTTGTCGAACGCTTCTTGGTGCCAAACCCAACGTCCGCTCTTCTCATCCAATTTGACGCAGGTGTATACCTCAACGTCTTTGTCATCTGACCCTGAGTAGGTCTCACCATTCACTTCGTTTGGTTGAGTTACATGATTCTCTGGCAGATCAATACCAAGAATTTTTCTACTAATAAGTTCCTTCGTAACGATCTCTAAGACATTCCCGTCTCCATCACGATTGACCACGTAACGGTTGAGGGGATAGTTCTTGAGACCATCCTTACCCATAAAAATTAAAGCATTCCCTCCAACAATCAGATGCTTCAAAGCTTGGTGAACAACTACTCGATCATTAGAAGCGTTGATGTAATCCATGACCATCCTTTCCATCTTGGAAAAAGAAAGATCAAGTTCGCTTCTAATTTCTGCAGGTAGTTCTTCTCCTAACTTGTCATCTCTGATCTGTAGTTTGAAGAATGTTGTTTGTGGTGGTAGTAAAGCCAACATCAGTTTGGCTGCCAGGTTTACTACTGATTTGGCTCCGATGCTTTGCCACGGAGTCCTGAGTTGTTGATGATTCTGAGTGGATTGATCATCTCTGATTAGGTAAGGCAACGTTAACTCTGAACAATCAACTGCTGTGTCGAGGAACTGACGACGGTTGTTGGATAGTTGGTTGTATCTTTCACGTGCTGTTGTCATACGCTTATACCTTGATCAGGTGAGCTAGGCAGAGACACAGTTGCTGGATCTACAGCGCCTAATGTTTTAAGACCTTCTCTAACTCGTTTACGATCTTTCTTTTGTTTAGGAGTAGTTGATACCTTTATTTCCTCATCCTCTCTTCTCTTCTCTGGGTCTAACGGACCCATAGCTGAAGGAGCTGGAGTCCTTGCAGCTGGTGGATCGTTCCTAGCTATTTCAGGAGTTGTTTGTTGTCTCCTATTCATTGTTTGGGATGCAGCGAAAGCCGTCACTGCGGCTATCACTGCGGCTGGTGCGCACATTAGATTTCGTCCTCCATTACTGACTTGAGATATTCGATGACACTGGCTTGACCAGCTCTATACATAATTGATTCGATTGAT